TTGAATGGGACAAATCCTACTACATTTAATTTAACACAAAATAGTAATACGGCTCAATCATATTCATTAACTCAAAACTGTTTAACATCGGGTGGGTGTTCAGTAGGTGTTACTCAAAATTAATGTGTAATGAAAAAGAAACCCGACTCAAAAGTAGAACGAACTTTTTCTACAGAGATTCGGATGCCTTATCAGGATGCAGTTGGTTTGATATTACACATGATCGATTATCATTACTCTCAAATGATGTTATATCCAGAAGATAAAATATTTCATGAGAAACAAGCTATACGATTAAAAAACTGGTTAGAAGATATGAAGACTTGGATACATTATAAAGAAGGTGAGATATGAAGTTAACTTCAATATGGTCTTGTCTTTTAGTTCTTATAGGATTAATATGTATAAGAGTTTATGATCCAGAGATCATAGAACAACTTAGAGTCATCAATTTTGATTATTATCAAAAATCACAACCACTCGTAGAAAACGAATCAATAGTTCTTATTGATATCGGAGAAAAATCTTTAGATACATTCGGTCAATGGCCTTTCCCTAGAACACAATTCGCTCAGTTAATATCTGATTTAAGAAACACTAATGCGGGTATTATAGGATTTACAACTATGTTTGCTGATGTAGACAGATTTGGTGGTGATGAAGTATTCTCATCATGGGTGAAAGATAACGGTATTGTAATGTCATCAACTACATCTCAGAAAGGAATAGAAAGTATATCACCTCATGTAGGAACGGCAACTTTAGGTAATGGTGATGCAACAACCTTTGCTTACAGGTATAACTCAGTAGTAAATAATCTTCACGGGAAAGCTGCAGCTGGGGTAGGAATGTTATCATCATCACCAGAAGTTGACGGTTCAGTTCGAAGAATACCTTTAGTCATTTCAGTTAACAATAAGTTATATCCTAGTTTTGGTATGGAAACAGTTCGTGTCATGGCTGATAAAAAATCATATACAATGAAAGTAGAGGAGACTGGTATTGAGAATATGAGAATACCTCCATACGAACCTGTAGTAACAGATTATACAGGATCAATCTATGTCGATTGGACTAATACTTTTGAAAGATATCAATACGGTGATACTCTACCGGATCTAAAAGGTAAGACAGTTCTTATAGGAGTAACAGCAGAAGGGATATCACCTTTAGTTACTACACCAATGGGTTTGAAATATCCACATGACATTCAAGCATCTGTAGTTCATACATTAACAGGTGGTAAACAAATTAGTAGACCTCAATGGGTTCTACTTGGAGAAGTAAGTTTACTATTGATTACAGGAGTTTTATTGCTTCTTGCTGTATATTATCTACCGATATGGTTATCGGCGATTTCTTTCGGAGGTGTTCTATCCGGCGTTTTCTTTTTTGGGTTAGAAGCATATGCTTCCGGAATTTTGATCGATTTCTCATATCCCTTAATAGTTTGTGTAATACTATTTAGTCATTCTAGTTTTAACAACTTCTATATTCAATTCAAATTGAAACAACAGATTAAAGGTCAGTTTGGTACATACATTAGTCCTGAGTATGTTGACATGATCGTAAAAAATCCAGAACTAATGAAACTAGGTGGTGAGAGAAAAGAAATGAGCTTCATGTTCGCTGACATTGTAGGATTTACTCCCATATCAGAGAGTTATATGGAAAAAGATGATCCCGAAGGACTTGTAGAATTGATTAATGAGTTTTTAGATAAAATGACCAAGATTGTATTAAAGAATGGTGGGACTATTGATAAGTATATGGGCGATTGTATCATGGCATTCTGGAATGCTCCTATAGCTTGTGAGAATCATGCTGAGATGGCTGTTAAAACATCAATAGAAATAGAACTCTTGGGTGATGAACTAGAAGACAAAATGAAAGATATGGGGTTACCTAGAGTTAAATTTGGTACTGGTGTGAACACAGGTATTTGTATTGTAGGTAACATGGGTTCAGAATCTAGAATGGACTATAGTGTTGTCGGCGATGCTGTCAATCTAGGAGCGAGACTAGAAGCACAAACGAGACAAGAAGATACACCAATCATAATATCAGAAAGCACATATAAACAATGTCCTGCAAGTATCTCTTGTAGACAGTTAGGTGAAGTTAAAGTCAAAGGAAAAGAACAACCTGTTAAGATGTACGCTCCTTTATTCGATAATAAAATTCGTAAACTCTATAAAGATTAATATAGTTTATTATAAATTTTATTTATTCTGCCTGATTTCATTAACGAATGAAATTTATTGTAAACGGTTCTATTATCAGTAGGATTACTTAGTATTAAATACCAACCCAAAATCCCATATGGTAAACTTAATATAATTAATATTTCTATCATGGTTATATTTATAACATTTGTCACACAACTGTCACATAAAGTACACTTGTAACCACGGGTACCCTTTTGTTATAATGTACATAATGAAGTTGAATCTTAAAAAGTGGTTGGTTGGTTGAAGATGAAAACGGTCATGGAAATTCTAGTTTACCGCGGTGCTAGTTGGGAAATGGGGAACACTACTTCGCGTCGAGGCCTTACGACATTAAAAAAGCTGAGGGATGAAAATGGAGTAAAAATCCATGAATAAATTTGACACCGCGGGTACACTTTTGTTATACTATGTACATAATGAAAAATAACAATAAAGAGGTAAAATATGTTAAATAAAAAATTAATCGTTGAATTGGCTAAATTGACTACTGTTTCTGAATTACAAGAAGCCATAGCGTATGCTAGGTCTGTAGTAGAAAGTAAAACGAAAGCTTGTCTTTCAGTTGGACAAAAAGTCTATGTCGTTCAAAAAACAAAAAAGACTCTTGGTACGATTACTAAAATCAATGTCAAGAAAGCTGTTGTAGAACTTCCAGAAGGTTCTTACAGAGTTCCACTTTCAATGTTGGAGGTGGCGTAGTGAGTTGTCATTCAAATGAAATTCTTAAAGAGAGCATCTTAATGGGTGTTCTCGGTATGTCAGAAGAAGACATGATCGAAGAACTAGATGCAGCTTATGTTAAATCAAAAGGTCTAATTGACTATGATGATTTGGTTGATGAACTAGTAGAAAAAAGATATGAGGAGCACCCTCAACATTGAAAATATCACTTGATCAATTAGTTTCTGATCATAAAGAAATTTATACATTTATACTTGCTGAAGGTATTAAAGAAGAAAATCAATTCTTAACAGATGTATATAAACAACTTGTAAAGAAAAAAGAACTTAGTACTATACAACTGAATGCTATAAGAAATTCAATGTTGTATTATGAGAATAAAGACAAGTTAGAAAAACTTAGAATAGAGAATGGTGGTAACCCGGAAGGTAATTATGTCGGTAAAGAAAAACAAAGATATGATATGACTTTAAAATATATCTCCGGTAAACGTACTAGTCGAGGATTTTATATTCATAATTTTCTAGATAAACAGAATAACTCATTGATGTGTTTTTCTGATAACGAAAGAATTTATTTAGATCAAGAACATAAGTTAATAGGTGGTGATTGTTTCACCTGTAGAGCAACAGTCAATAGACATTCAGTTAATGATTTTGAACCTACTAAACAATTTAAACAAACAGTTTTAAACAGAATTAAGTACAACAAGTACTTAGGTAATAAAAGAGAAACAAATGGGTAATATAGAACTCGCAAAGAAATCGTTAAGTAAACGAATATTTTTCTTAAATCAAGCTCAAGAAAGAGCTCAGGATCCTACTATGAAACAATTATGGGAATCTAAAAAAGAAGAATTAATGAAACTTTATTTAGAACAGAGATAATATTTGTTATAAATATACATGTAAACGCCGAAAGGGTTTACATTTTTTTAACCTTGCTTAACTAAAGGAGGTCATAATGACTATAAATGAAGCAATCTGGAGAGATTTATCTCCATTCACAATCGGCTTTGATAATGTGTTTACACAATTAGATAGAGTTCGACAAATACCACAAACCAATTATCCACCTTACAATATTCGTAAAGGTTCTACAGAGGATACATTCTTAATTGAACTAGCAGTAGCTGGATTCGGTGAAGAAGATTTAACTATTACTGTTAAAGAAAATAATCTTACTGTAGACGGTGACATAGGTGATAAAGATGAAGGGTTTGTACACCAAGGAATCTCACAAAGAAAATTCTCTAGAAATTTTGTTCTAGCAGATGATGTTGTGGTTAAAGGTTCTGATCTTTCAAATGGTATTCTTACCATATACGCTGAAAGAATAGTTCCAGAAGAAAAGAAAGCTAGAACTATAGAGATTGGTAGTCTCAAAAAGTCAGATAAGAAGGTATTCTTATCCGAATAAATAATATTAATTCCTGGGGTGTTAAAAAACTTGACACCTCAGGATTTGGTAGTATAATAGTAGTATGTTTAGGAAATTAAAACTTTATATCATGAATTTTTTCAGAAAAAAAGAAACACCTGAACTTGAATATGTGAACCATACAGATCATTATCTCAGTTCACTAAATAATAATGAAAATAATCAGTCGGAGGAAAATAAATGTCGTGGTTAAAAAAATTCTGGTCAACTCTATCAAGTTATGAGTCAACTAGTAAAGCACCGTCAGGTGAAAGAGCAAGAGATGCTAAGGGTCGTTATGTAAAAGATGATTCTAGTACACCTAATGTTAATGAAGCTTATAAAGATGGGAAAACACCTGTCAAGAAAGTAACTAAAACAACAGCTAAAAGAGGTCGTGGTAGACCAAAGGGTTCTAAGAATAAAACTAAGTAATGGCAACATTATTTAGAAAAAATATCAATCAGACTAGAGGTTCAAAATCTAGTTCTATAGGAAATGGTGGTCGAGGTAGACGAGTCAAAATCTCTACTTCTACTATGAATAAAGATAAAAAACGAAGAACTAAGAAGTATCGTGGTCAAGGAAGATAATTCGATAAATACTCATTATCCACTCTTTGATGAAGGACTATATACAGAAGTTGTACATCAAAGTGGAGAACGAGCTATTAAAATTCTTTCAGGTAAATATAAAGATGTTATCTATCAATACGGACATGTTAATCTTGTCCCTAGAGAAGAAATAGAAACACCTACGATTGACTTCGAAAGAGCTGTTCGAGCATGTCCGGAAGAGTTGAGAGATACAATATCCGAAGACGAAACTTTTAATCAACTTATGAGTGAGATACTCGTAGAATTGTTAGCCAATCAAGGGCTAGAGGAACTAAACAATGGAATATAGTAAAGAATTTAGAGTAAGACTTAAAGAAGAAATAACAGCTGATGAGGGTCAAGTACTTGAAGTATATGAAGATCATCTAGGTTATCCAACTGTGGGTGTAGGTCATTTAATTCTAGAGAGTGATGAAGAGTATGGACAAGGTGTCGGTGCTAAAATTACTCAAACTAGATGTGATGAATTATTATTTCAAGACTTAAATATTGTTCTAAAAGAATGTGAAGACAGATTTCACAACAATTGGAGAGAATGGCCAGAAGAAGTCAAACTCATTATTGCCAACATGGCATTTAATCTCGGGTTAACTAGATTAGTTAAATTCAAGAAAATGTTTGAAGCACTTAACACCGGTGATTATACACAAGCATCTATAGAAGGTCTTGATAGTCGCTGGGCAAAACAAGTTTATAACAGAGCAAAAAGATTAATGAATCGTTTGCGTGATATAGACTCAACAAAAAACTAAATTATGAAAATAGATAAACAAATAAGAGAAGCACTCATATTAAAATATCAAGGTGAGATAGCGGCCGCTAAAGCTAATATCACAATCTACATGCATAACTCAGTTGGTATCGGAGAACATCCTGATATCATCGGAGCTATAGACGATCAACTTGTCATACTCACATCTGCAGAAGAAAAACTAAATGCAGTAGAAGATCACTTTGTACCNGAAAGAGTCATTTGACAAGAATCAATATACTACCCGTAGAAGAATTAACTGATCAACATTTGATGGCTGAGTATCGTGAGATATTCATGATCGGTTCTTCTCTTCAACGATCTCTCAAATCAGAGTATTGGGATCATAAAAGAATACCCAAAAAGTTTACATTGAATACGGGACATGTAATGTTCTTCTATGATAAAGGTAAATATCTTTATAAAAGATATGATGAGATCAAAGATGAACTTACAAAACGAAATTTTAAATTAGACAAATCTAGATTATTTAAAACAAAACAATTTCCGACAGATTATTATAATGATTGGAAACCAACAAAAGAAGACCAAGCGATAGTTTGGCAACGAATTGAAGAAAGGATACAACAGAAACCCGAATGGTATAGACATTATGGCGTTTCTATAGTATAATAGATATTATGCATTATTACACAAACATTAAAAGATACAAAGATTTCATTCTCGCAAGAGGTGTTAGAAACGGTGAGAAGTATATCAAGAGATTGAAATACGAACCGACTCTTTATATCCCAACAAATAAACAAACAGCTCACAAGTCAATTGCTGGTGAGTATTTACAATCAAAGAAATTCAAATCTCCGAGTGATGCAAGACATTGGAAGAAACAATATGAAAACACAGGTATTGATATTCATGGTCTTGAACAATGGGAGTACACATATCTTGCTGAAACATTTCCTTCTGATATTGATTTTGATATCAAAAATATAAACATACTTAACATTGATATTGAGTGTGAATGTGAGAATGGTTTTCCAGAACCGACAGAAGCAGAAGAACGAGTGAATGCGATAACACTAAAACTCTTTGGTCATAAAGAAACTCATGTGATCGGTACAGATAATTTTGATTACAAGAATGATGATCCGAATGTTATCTATTACAAAACAAGACACGAAAAAGAATTACTAACAACTTTCATGAAAGTATGGGACGAACTAGAACCAGATATCATTACAGGTTGGAATGTAGAAACATTTGATATCGCTTATCTAGTCAATCGTATTTGGAAACTATTTGATTGGGATACAGTTCGAAAACTATCACCTCACGAATTGATTACATCTAGAGAATGGTTATACATGGGTCAGAAGAAAATGATCTCTTACAATATAGCAGGTATCGCTATACTTGATTATCTAGAAATGTACAAAAAGTTTACATACATTACGAGAGAAACATATCGTTTGGATCACATTGCAGAAGTAGAATTGGGTAAGAAGAAAATTGATTACTCAGAGTTCGGTGCAATGCATCTGTTCTATAGAAATGATTATCAAAAGTTTCTTGATTATAATATTCGTGACACAGAACTTGTTGAACAACTAGACGATAAACTACAACTTATGGAGTTGGTTATCACTATGGCTTATCAGGCAAAGTGTAACTTCGAAGATGTATTCGGTTCAGTTCGATATTGGGATTTAATTATCTACAACTTCTTGAAGAAACGAGGTATGGTTCCACCACCGAAGAAGATGGCACAAGACTCTAGAATTGTCGGTGCTTATGTTAAAGAACCACAAGTCGGTCAACATAAGTGGGTCATGTCCTTTGACTTGAATAGTCTATATCCTCATTTGATTATGCAATACAATATGAGTCCTGATACATATCAGAAAAAGATATTCAATCAAGAGATCAATGTGAAGAAGTTACTAGAAGGTGAAGTTGATCTTAGTATGTTA